ATTTGTTCTTGTATTTTTTCTACATCTTTTACTAAATCTTCGATAAGTAAAAATTGTTCAGAATCGGCAGGCAATGAACCTAATTCTCCAAGAGGCCACTTTATTCTAAACTCTGTATTCATTTCTATATCTTTTGAATTAAGTTTATTTTGCGTTTCTAAAACATTAATTCTTTCTATAACACCAAATCCAAACCATGCCCCAACTAAACATGCACCTATAATTGTAATTAAATTACGAGCAGGTAATTGTATACCTGTGCTATCTGATAAAGCTAGTTTTTTCATTATGTATTATCCTCATAAACTATTTCTGTGCATCCAAATTTTATATACATTCTATGCTCATTTATAGCTTCGCTACCTATTTCTTCTATCTTTAATAATGATTCTTTATAACCTGCAATTAAACAATCATAATCATTATCAAATTCTTCATGGTAAACATGAGGAGGTAGACAAGTATCTGCAACATAAGAACATAACAACAATGTTAAAACTATTTTCACTTTTTAAAAGTAAAAAGCCAGTCTACGAATCTTTTCCAAAGATTTTTAATCTTTTCTATCATTTTTCCTATCATGATCTTCCTCCAATTGTTTTATTTTTTTATTTGCATCTTCTAAATCTTTTGTTACATGCTCAAGTTTTTGTAGTGTACGTTTATTTGCACTATCTTTAGACTTACCAGCATCTTGTAGTTCAGCAACTTCTTGCTTCAGGATTCTAACCTGTTCTTTGTATTCGCTTATGATGTCCTGATACTCAGGTTTAGACATTACTTTTTCCCGTTACGGAATATTTGTGTACCTTTTATACCAAAAATGCTAGCCACGACAAGAATCCACAAATTTGTGAACCAGGTCGGCAGCTGTTGGAACTGATCGAAGAACTCTTTTATTTTTGCAGATGCATCAGGATCCTCCGAGAAGACCCCCCAAGCAATAACTAATATCGGCAGCGTTAATACGATGAGCACGAACTCGTCTTTCCAGTCCGACTGTCTTGCTTCTAATAATTTACCTTGATACTCTGTTTCACCTTTTGCCATTTTAGCAGCATGCATATTCTGTGCATCTGCCATAAGCATTTGAGTTTCTTTACGTTTTTTATATATGTGCGTTCCAGCATTTATTGCAATTTTTGCTAAACTAAACCAAGCCATTTTTATCTAACCATCCTTGTACATCAAATGATGGGCATTCTTTTGTGCTTTCTACTTCTGAATGTCCTATAATTTTTTGTATATTATACTTATCTTTTAACTTAATTATTATACTTTTTAGTGTTTCAAATTGTATAGGTGCAAAGTTATTTTCCCAACCCATATCTGCTGTGCCACCACCAGCTAATGCTACACCTATTGATGTACCATTGACTGCTACTGCATGTGCACCTACAAGGTCTTCATCTCTTCCAACCTGTAATGTGCCATCTCTTTTAATTAAATAGTGATATCCAATCGTATCAAAGCCACGATCTTTATGCCACTCAGTTACTTTTGCTACATCAACATCCATATTTGATGGAGTTTGTGTACAGTGTACTACTATTGTATCAGTTATTTCACGTTTGTCCATTATATAAATAGTCCCAGTATTGTTAATATTGTTGCACCTAATCCACCTATTAATACATATAATATCTTATCTATCTTACCATGTAGCCTATCAATATCGTCATGCATGTGTTTTAAGTGATTATTTTTTATTGTGCTAATCTCCCTTTTTAGACCTGTTATATACCCATAAATGGATATAAGATGTTCACTGGTTGTTTTAGGTTGTTTAGCCATTAGTTTACTAAATCCTCAAAGATGTTTTCTTTTTTTTCTTTTACACCTTTAAATAATTTTTCACTTTGTTTTTTAAGTGAAGTAGTTATCCTTGGTAATATTTCATCAAATTCAGCACCTTCTTGATAATCTATTGGTATATTTAATGCTTCACTATATTCATCTCTTAGTTTTTTATATTTTTCATTTAATTCTTCTATTTCTTTATTTCTTTTATTTTTATCTATTGATCCTTTTTGAAATTTAGAATAAACAGATCTCATTTGTTCCTCTACACCTTTTACTCTTCTTCTAAATTCAAATGCTTTTATGGTTCTTAATCTACTTAAATCTGCTTCTTCAATTTTAAAACCTAAAGTATTAAAAAATGCAAGCAATTCACTTTCACTTCTTTTTAGTTGAGACGTATCTTTTCTAGCTCTTTCTATTCTTTCTGTTGAATATGACCCTGGCACGAAAGGAAAGTTAGGTATTAATCTTTTTAATGCAAACTTTGCCCTAATAGAAAAATCATCAAACTCTGATATACCTTGTCCTTTTATTTTATCACCCCTAAATAAATCAAAACCTAGCATAGGAAAAAAAACATCACCAGCTACACCAAAATTCATTTGTAAAGGTTGTGGAACTAAAGGTATCTGACCAGAATTTAAATCAAATATATCACCACCAGGTACAAACCTAGTTATATCAACATACCTTGATTCATCTGTTGTAGGTATTTTAATATTTCTGTGAGGCAAAAACGGTAAACCAAATACTTGACCTTGCTTTTCTTTTATAAAAGCAGCACGTTCAGCTTCAGGTGCACCTTCACCTAATAATTCACCTAAGTTATTTAACATATATCCTAATGCAGCATACTTAGCATACTTCCAAGGTCTAACTACAGCTGTCTCTGCAAGTATTGGCACAACTCTATATGTGTATGCCAAGAAAGGTGTAGGTAGTGCTCTTAATGCATTTATACCAGGTGCTTGAATGTTATAATCAATAAAAGATTTTCTTGCATCTTGTGCAGCTTGAACTTTACTATATCCTTTTTTTCTTCTGTCCATGTATAGGGCAAGTCTAAATATAGAATCTTCTAAAGCATAATAATCAGATAATTTTTGTAATCCAAATTTATTTTTTACTATTAAATCTTTATGTATAAATCCTGTTGCATTTAAAGCATTCTCAAAAACATTTTTATTAGGATCCATTTCATAGTAAGCAGGTTTTAATTTAGATGGATCTAATACATCTAATTCTCTTTTTACATAGTTATTAGCAAATACACCAAGATTGCTTGCTTCTTCTAATATTTTTACAGATTTACCTGCATTTTGATCTGTGAATGCTTTTACTGCTGCTGGTAAAAATGCTGCGTTACCATCTACTAAATCTAATAAAACTAAATTACTAACCATATTATTAACATGAACTGTTGGATTCCATGCAGTTTTACTAGCTTTCCAATATTGATTTATTTGTCTATATAATCTAGCTACTGGTTTTTGTGGACCTTCTGTAATTTTATTTATTTGAAATATATTTTCATATACTTCTCTAGGTATAAATTTACCCGCTAAAGCACCATAAGTTTTTTGTATTGTGCCTGTTCTTACACTGTTAGGCACTTGTACTAAATTAAGTTTTTGTACTTCATCAGCAGTTGGTGATGTTTTTGTAAAAGTTTGTGCAGCTATATCGGCATAAAATTTATATCTAGGTAAAGTTTGTGCCATTAACCTACCAGTTTCCATTATAGCAAAAGCACCATCTTCTATTTCAGTCATACCTAAACGTTCTTGTTTAGTATATTCCCATCTAGCTGTTATTAAAGGTTCATCACCCTTACCAGCTTTAATTAAATCTTTTACTACTTCATCCGTGGCTCTAATAGACTCTTCGCCCTTTTTAACTTGAACATTACCAAATAATTCCCAACCATTATGATTTTCTAAAGGGACTAACTTTCCTGTATCATCTAATTTAAATGCTTTTTCTTTACTAAATTTATTAATCCATTGATTAGGTGTTATAGTTTCAAGAACACCTCTTGCTCTTAATTCAGATCCTATTTTAGCTAAATCTTTACCGCCATAAGATCTTTTAATATATCTTTGAATATTTCTTAAAGCAGTTTCTTCCGTAATTAAACCTGCTTGAATATACATATTAGTTATTTTAGTAATTTGATTTCTAGCTTTTTTAGCTATTCTTTGTAAATCTTTTGGAACTACGTTATATTTTATATCACCTTCTAAAAGATTATATAAAACTTTTCTTTCATCAGTGCTTAATTGATTTGCCTCTTGATATATTCTATAAAATTGTAATTCTATTTTATTTCTTAAACCTTCTAAATCTTTAGTTTCTAAATCTTTTAAAACTTTTGGTACATTGTATCCATCTACAAAATTTTTAGCTAGATAACTTGCTATACTTAGATCTTCTTCTATATCTATACCCATTCCCAGGGCTCTACGTTCTTTTATAAAATCAGGTACTTGAGTTTTTTTAGCAAATCTTGCACCACCAAAACCCATCATAAAACCTAGTCCAGCTCTTGAAAATCTTTCTAATATACCACCATCAGTTTCTGGTACATCTATTCCAAATATTTTTTCATCTGTTGGTAAAGCAAAACCGTATAATGCACCCGCAGCACCAGTACCAAATTCACCAGCATTAGGTCCTGAACGAAAATACTGATCATATTTTGCAGTCATTTTTTTTGTGTATGCACCTTTAGCTTTTTCTACACCTTTAATTACTGGCTCTAAAGGTTTTACAAAACCACCTAGTATTGTTTTAAAAAATTCTCTAGGTCCTCTTAATATAAAATTTCTATTTGTATCTTTGTTAGGTTTTAAAGAATTTGGTCTACCGTCAACTGTCTCTACTTGTTTAAGTTTAATATTTTTTCTAACTATTAAATCTTTTTTACCTCTACCTTGTACCTTTTTTGTTTTAGTTTTTTGGTCTGGTCTTTTTATTACTATATCTTCTTCTCCAGGTCCACTAATTACTTTTTTTAATTTATCAGGTAATTCCTCCATCTGTTCATCAGTAAATCTCTCTGCTTCTAATCTTTTATTAATTTTTCTAACTGCTGCAACGTCTAATAATTTACCTATAGCTGGTGATAAAATAGCACCACCTACAGCACCTGCACCTGCCTGTTTTGCTCTTGTATCAAATATGCTAGTTTCATCTACATAACCTAATGCACCTGCAAGTCCGCCAGCCACTCCTCCAGATAAAGCCATTTTATATAATGTCTTTCCTCTTAACACAGGTATTAACCAAGTAGCAGGATCTAATATTGCACCACCAAAATAAGCTGCAGCTACTAATCCACCACCTTCACCTTGTAGTGCTTGATTAAGTCTAGCTTGTTGAGTTTTTAAATCTTCATCCATGAAGAACACTTTTTCACCACCAGCAAATTGTGTAACTCCACGAATAGTATCTGTTAAACCTAAAACAAAAGCATCTCCAATACCAAATTCTGTATCTGGATCTGTAAATAATTTTGTAATTGGTTTATCTTTTTCTTCATCAGGTATAAGATCTTCAAATAAATTTACATCTTTTAATGAAAATTTATCATCAGGAGTATCTGATAATTTAAATTCATTTTGTATGGGAATATTTTTTTCACCTTCAGGTAAGAGATCATTAAATTCATTATCAGTTTTAGGTTGATTTTTAAAATCTCTTTCCTCTTCAGGTAAGAGATCCTTAAACATATTTTCAGCCATAATTATAAATTAAAGTTATCTGGTTCTAATCCCATTGCTTTTATTCTTTCTTTAGCTCTTTCTCTTGCTGTATCTACTCTTTTACTTTTTTCATCATCTGATAATGAAGCACTGTTACTTATTCTAGATATAATATCCCTTAAATCATTAATAACAGTTGCTGGTGATCCAGCACCACCACCTTCCATTTTTCTTATACTTTGTAAATTAATTCCTAAATCTTCTTTAGCACCTATTTTACTAACATCAGGTGCATCAAATTTTGCACCATCTCCTACAGTAGCTTTAGTATCTGTAATTTGCTGATCAGATTGCGTTATAGTTTCTTGTTTAGTCTCTGGAAAACCTGTTGGATATCCCTGTATCCCTTGTTTTTTAAATTGATTATCTATATATTTATTTAACATGTAAGAAAATTTTCCATCTTTATAATTATTTTTAACAGCATCATTATAACCCATTAATAAAGATTGTTGAAGTTCATATCTTGGATCACTATCTGGAACATCTATCTCAGGTGCACCTGTTAATCTATTACTAAAAGTAGATCTAAAATCAGTATCAAACTCTCTTCTTTCTGTGCCATGAACTTTAATATCATATTTATTACCACCAGCACCCTCAATCTGCATTACAGATTTCATAGGCATCATAGGTATATCACTTGCAGCTGCAGTTTGAGTGTCCGTAGTTTCTGTAGCTTGTCCTTGACCTATACCAACTTCAGCTGGATCTTCTCCTTCATTAGGAAAAAAATAATTCATCATATTCATAGATCCAGGACCACCTGGCAGATTTACAAGTGACTCTCTTACCTCTGAAGTTCTTTCATTAAAGGATTTAATTCTACCTTTTTTTCTATCAACAAATGTACTTTCTATTTTATATTGATCTTCATTACTTAAATCTTTAATTTGTTTTAAAAATAATCTTGTTGAAGCATCATTTGCTGTTGCACCTATTGCATCGGCATAATTACCATATACAGGAGTTAATGTGCTAGATATTAAGTTCATATTATTTTCTCTTGTTTCCTCTTGTTTTATAAATGCAGGTTTATCAACTTCAAAATATTGTCTTTTTGCATACTGAAGATTTTCATATTTTTCTTGATCTGCCTGTCTACGATCCCTTATTACTTCAGATATATATCCTGTTGCTATACCCCTAGCTGCTCTACCAAAATCTATAGCCATTATTTAGACTCCTCTGTTTTAGGTTTAGACATTAAACCTTTACTTTCCTTTATTTCTTCTTGTAATTCTTTTGCTGTTTTTTTAGCTTGTATATTTAATTGCACTGCAGATTTAATATCTTGTTTATTTGTTACATCATCTTGTGACATTCTAATATTAGGTACTTCTGCTACTACTCCTATAGTTGCAATCATTTTCATAACAGGTTCTGCTATTGTGAAAGCCACATCTGGAGTAAATCTACCATTTAAAAATCCACCAAACAAAGCAGTTCTAGCTATTGTCTCAACTGGAACACCAGCATCTAGCATAGCAATTATTTGTTCTGCTCTTTCTGGTTCTGTCATTTTTGTCCACAAATATTCTGTAGCTTCTTCCATAGTTGGATATTGTGGTGGATGTTCCCAAGGATAATTACCTGGGGTGTCTGTTAGTGATTGACCAGGGATAGGTGTATCAAAAGGATTACCTATACCTTCTCCAAATTCGTCTTCCATATTAACTCCTTATACTACTTTTTTTCTATCTAAAGTTTTTTTAACTTTATAATCATCTGTGTAAAATTTACTAAGTCTTGCATCCCATGCAGAATTTAATGTGGCAAAATTTACTACTTCAGCATATCCTTTATTAGTTCTACCAGAGCCTGGTCTAAATGCCTGCATTCTACCACCAAATTGTGGTATGGTTACTCCTGTATCTATTATATCTAAATCTCCACGACCACTACCCATAGATTTTCTATCAAATAAAGAACTACCTATAGCCTCCCCTACTTTACTTCCTATAGCAGCACCTTTAGGTCCACCTATTGTGCTCCCTACCCATGTTGTAGCTGCTTTAATACCTGTTTTAAATAAATCACTTAGCTTAAAACTCATTTTTACTCCTATAAATTAAATCCAAATTTTCCAATCATTTGATATAGTGCATCTTTAGATTTTTGATCTTGTAATTCAAATGCTGTGGATCTTTCCATAGCTGCCATAGCTAAGTTATGATTTCTATTATTAGCATTTTCTGAAGATGTATTTACCCAAGATGCTTCATCTCTCCACTGTTGCCATAATGATGATAGTGCCCAGTTAGAAAGATTTAAAACATTTTGTGCATTAGCTTGGTTAGCTGCATTTACTGCAGATGTATTAGCTGTATTAATAGCTCTTCTCCAAACTACATTTGATTGATCTATTTCTCTTTGATTGTTAACATTAAATTGTTGTCTTTGATTTTCTAAAGTTGCATTATATTGATTTAATGCAGCTTCTCTTTTTGCATTTGCTTCATTTACTGCAATAGTATTTTGTGCATTTAATGCAGATGCTTTAGCTCTTTCTGCTTCTGCAAATTTACTCATACCATCAGTTCTAGCAGCATTTTGATCTGAAATAGTTGTACTTAGCTTATCATAAAATTGATTAACTTGATTTTGACTTGTAGCATTAAATTGTGCTGCAACGTTAGCAGCTGCTTGATCTGATAATAAAAATGCTTGTCTTGTATTTATATTTTGTAGATTGGTTTGTTGTCTATTAGACAAGTTAGCCATATCCATTTTAAGATAAGCCTGTGCATTTGTAATATTAGCTTGCTGATTATTAGACAAATTTTGAAATATCATCTGCTTATATGTAGCAGCATCTGCTGCCGCTATAGGTGTAGCAGATTGCATAATACCTTCAGCTAATGCTTCAGCAGCCATTGAACTAGCACTTAGTCCTCTATTAGCCATAGCAGCTTCTGCTGCTTTTGCTGCTCCTCTAGCCCATACAGGTAATGGATTACCTGATGCTAGTGCTTGTTCTACTTCAGTTTGTAATTTACCTAATTGTCCTTTTACAGTTGCATCAGCAGTTACTGTTCCTGTTGCAGCTTGTGCAGGTGCTGTAAGACCTGTCATTTGTGCAGCTGTCATCGTAGGTGTAGCACCAGCAACTGTTGCAGCTGTAGTTTGTGCTGCTGCTGTAGGGGTAGGAGCTGTAACTTGTGTACCTGCTAAACCTGGTGTAGGACCTGCTATAGTAGGTGCTGCTGCTGTTGTAGGTACTGCCGCAGATAAACCTGTTGCTGCTGTTTGTCCTGATAGTGTAGTTCCAGTTAATAATTCTGGTGATTTTACATTTTGTAATTGTGGTGATATAGTTGTGCCTGTAGGTAAACTAGGTTTACCAGCTGCTAAACTTTCGATAAGGCTAACAGCTTTGGCACTACCTGTTTGTTCTTTCTGAGTAGGTGCTATCGACCCTTTCTGTAGTTTTACTTCATCTGGTGTTGCCATTATCTCCCCTGTCTATTATATTTTTTAAACATTCTTTTTTCAGATTTATTTTTATTTTTTTTATGTACTCGTGGTCTTTTCTTTGGCTTTGGTCTTTCAACGTATGCTTTGAACTTCCGAGCCATTACTCAGGTTTAGTAGGCCACACAGCGTTTTCACATTTTTCAACAGTATCTTTATCTGCTGGAAAATCTCTAAGCTCTTGTCTATATGCTTTCATGTCATCAGACATTGTAACATCAGACAAAGCATAAAAATCAGTTTGAGCTAGCAGTTGATTTCTTCTAGATCTAAGGTTAGTTTGTGCTCTTCCTAGAGCACCATCTGCCCATGCTTGTTCTTCAGCATCTCTAGCTGCTTCTTCAGCTGCCGTAAACTGAACTTTATTTCCGTTTATATTATGATATCTTGGCATTGTTTTTTCTCCTTATTATTTATGTACCATTTTTATAGAATTCCGTAAAGGCAAATATCTCCAGCGTCTATGTTTCCTGAACCAAAAGAAAACTGTAAAGCATTTACTGCACTTGTTGTATTTGCATACCCTGCAATATAATAATTTTGAGTAATATCACTCTCATGATAATTATTAAAATTTGCTATAAAATGTTTTACAAATGTTGTGCTAGATGGATTAAATAAATGTAAAGTGCCTACCAAAGACTCATCATTACCATTTCCTTGTCCAGTGCATAAATACTGATTGCCAGTGCTTTGTGCTAAATCTTCTCCAGTTCTATATTCTAAAGCTGTAGCACTATCATCCTCTGCATGATATGCTCTAAAAACAGTAGTGGTTTTTGTTACATTATAATTACTTCCACCATCAGCACTCATATTAAATTGAAAAAGAATATCATTGTTTGCTGGATGTATATCTTTAAAAGTAAACACATATTCTTTATAAGTAGAATCTAACACTACATCAGAACTACCATTAACAAAACTTAATGTACTACTAGAACTAGCAGTCAATTTTTTAATAAACACCATAGATCCAGTATTCAAAGACCCAAAGGTTGTAACCGATCTTACTGCTCTATCATTAAGTGTAACTATGCTCATTATGAATCCTTTAATCCATATAATTTAAGTGTTCCAGAACCTATATTACCAGTTTCAAATCTAAAAATTATTGCATTTATTGCAGATGTAGTATTAAAATATCCAGCTATAAAATTATCTTGAATTGCAGGTTGTTTATGAGTATCTATACCTCTGTACATAAAATGTTTTACAAACGTAGTTGATGAAGGGTTAAATAAAAATAACTCTCCTGATCCAGCTTCATCATTATCAGCACCTATATTATGCATTAATCTGTTGTCACCAGTTCCCTGTGCTTCAGTTAAATGAGCTGCATATTCTAAACTAGCATGCTGACCATCTTCATTCATGTAGGTTCCAAAACCAACAGAAGTTTTAGTTACATTATAATTAGATCCACCATCTATGCTACCATTAAATTCGAAAGGAGTGCTATCATTAGCTGGATGTATTTGTATTAATTTAAATAAATAAATAGGATAAGTAGAATCTAACACAACATCACTAGAACCATTTACAAAACTAATTGTAGAACTACTACTAGCTGTTAAAGTTTTAATATGTGTTAATGATTTAGCTGCCCCAGGCATAGTTGTAATATTTGCAATGCTTCTGTTGTTATAGGTTACAATTGACATTACACAACTCCATACATTTTAATTGTTCCAGAGTCTATATTACCTGAACTAAATGAAAATTGAACACCATTAATAGCAGCGGTAACATTACAATATCCAGCTATATATGAATTTTCTGTAAAATCACTCTGTTCTGATATATTTGTTGTTGCTATAAAATGTTTTACAAAAGTTGTAGAACTAGGATTAAATAAATGTAATGTTCCTGCTATACATTGATCGTTATCATTACCTACTCCAGTTGATAAAGGTTGTACTCCTGTTGCTTGTGCTAAATCACTGCTACCAACATAACCAAGATTAGTTGTACCATCAGCCTCATTATGATATGCACTAAAAAAAGTTGTAGTTTTAGTTGCATCATAACTTGAACCACCATCTCTAAAATTAACTTGAAAATTCACATTGTTTGTAGCTGGGTGACAATTAATGAATTTAAAAACATATTCTTTATAGGTAGAATCTATATCACTATCAAAAGTTATATTAGCAGAACTACTAGCAGTCTGCTCAGATATCAACACTAAGCTACTACCAGAGACCCCTGAGGGGAGACTGGTAATGGATGCCATGGATCTGTCATTGCATACATTAATTGACATCTATTATCCTTTAGGGTTATCGTCTTTAATCTTTTTAATTTTTGCTTTCCATGCATCTATATCATGATAAATCATATCTAATTGATCTTGCCAATTTCCTAATGTAGAAAGATATTCTGCTTCTCTATCTCTTTGGTACTTATTATTATCATAGATAATTTTTGCGTCTGCTATTTTTTTATTTTCAATTTCATCTTTAGAGTTTAGCTCAGATATTTCTTTTGCTGTTAAATTTACTTTAACTCCATCTACTAATTTGTGTGTATGTGCCATTATGTTGCTACTCCATATAATATAAATGTACCATCAAACTGGCCTGTGTTTGGAACCACTCTAATGTTATTATAGCTTGCTGATTGATCTAAACTATAAATGTGTCTTTGCATTGAAAGTTGACCTGAACTATTAATTTGTACTCCATCACATTTAAAAAGTTTTGCTCTTGAACCAAGAGGGCTAAATAAAGTTATAACACTACTAGCACATTCATTTCCTTGATTACCTAATCCTTCTCCAGCACCAGCTATTTTTACTGAACTATCTCCTGTTGAAGCAGAAGATAAAATTGAATTAGAACCATTAGTTTGATTTGAGAAAAATCTAATATTTCTATAATCTGATTGCACATAACTTGAGCCATTATCAGTTGAAATTTCAATACCTATATTTCCACCATCACTTGAAGTTATAACATCTATACAATGTAATTGATAAATTTTATAAGTGCTTGTTATATAAGTGCTTGTAAAACTTATTGAACTTGCACCTGACGCAGTTTGCGATTGAAGTTTAACTAAACCTGCACCACCCTTAATGTAAGAATAATCTACTCTCTTTATAGTTCCTGCATCAGAAACTAAAAATTCATCAGTATCTGCTGGTTCAGCTCCAAGAGCTGTTTGCCCTGAAATAATATCATTATTTAATTTAGCAGCTGTTACAGTGTCATCTGAGGGTGTGCCTAGGTCTAATACATTTCCTAATATTTGAACGAAGTCAATAACATCTCCTGTTGCTAAATTACTAGCAAAAGTAATTGTAGAACCTGAGATAGTAAAAGAACTACCTGGTTTTTGTAAAATACCATTTAAGCTAACAAGCATATGATTAGCTGACTCTGGTGCGACATTAGCACCCCCTACTTGTAGGGTGTACGCTGCCTGTCCATTTACGACTGATATCGCATCACAGACTTGAAAGTTTCCCACAGTGGGTGTTTTACCTATATAGGGCATGTTCCTCCTTAATTAATTCCGTATAAAGTTATTGTTCCTGCATCTATATTGCCACTAGCTAATTTAAATTGTATAGCATCTATTGCAGATGTAGTATTAAAATAACCAGCAGTAATTACATCAAATGAAATATTATCTGCATTATAAGTATCTGTTCTTGATAAAAAATGTTTTACAAAAGTTGTGCTACTAGGGTTAAATAATTGTAAACTACCACTTATACTTTGATCATTATCACTACCAACTCGTTGAGCAATATTAATAAAATCAGTGCTTTGTGCTTGGTCATCTGATGATCTATATGCTAATTCTGTAGCGGATTGATTTTCAAAATGATATGCACTAAAATTTGTTGTTGTAACAGTAGTATTATAATTTGATCCACTATCAGTAGAACCTTGAAATGTAAAATAAACTTTATCTGTTGCAGGATGTATGTTATTAAAAATAAATAAATACTCTTTATAAGTATTATCTAAAACAACATCACTACTACCATCAACAAAAGATAAAGTAGAACTAGAGCTAGCAGTAAGTTTTTTAATAAATGTTACAGCTCCACCAGCAGATCCTGTCTCAAAACCGTTTGCACTACTATTAAATTTTATTGCCTGATTAGCAACTGGTGTTACATTTATACTACTAAATTTTAATTTATTAAGTGCCATTAACTATCCTTTATTCCATATAGTTTAAATGTTCCAGCATCTATATTACCAGATGACATTTTAAATTGAATTCCGTTTACTGCAGATGTTGCATTAGCAAATCCAGCACAAAAAGTATCTGCACTTAATGGAGAATTTTGCATACTATTAAATCTTGATAAAAAATGTTTTACAAAAGTTGTACTAGCAGGATTAAAGAAGTAAAGTTCTCCAGATGTACTAGCATCATTATCATTAGATAGTGAATCCGATATAGTTGCAAAAGTAGTTGTTGCACTACCGACATCAAAACCTGCACTATATTCTAATTGTTCTAAACTATCATCTTCTTTATGCCTTGCTCTAAAAAATGAAGTGTGTTTTTCAACATTATAATTACTACCGCTGTCAGCTGTTAAATTCATTTGAAAATGATAATCATTTGATGCTGGATGAATATTAATAAATTTAAATAAATAAAGAGGATAAGTAGAATCAAAAACTACATCTGAACTTCCATGCACAAAACTAATTGTAGAACTACTACTTGCAGTTAAAGTTTTAATTAATGTCATAGCTCCTGGATTAATTGTAGAAAATCCATTAGCACTAGAGTTAAACCCAAGACCTGTACTAGCTGCAGTTGTTACATCAAAACTATTAAAATTAAATTTAGATAATGCCATTATGTAACCCCATACATTTTAATTGTTCCTGAGTCTATATTACCTGAATTAAACTTAAATTGCACAGCGTCAATAGCAGAGGTTGTATTAAAATATCCACCACCATGCCAATCAGCAGAATAAACTTGACCAACTTTTGCTACAGCAGTTTGACTTCTACCCAAGTAATGTTTTACAAAAGTTGTACTTGATGGGTTAAATAATTTTAATTCTCCAGATAAATTTTCATCTGCATTTGCCGCACTTGTATCTTCACATAATCGTATAAAATCTGTATTTTGTGCTTGGTCATAGCTATCTAGATAAGTTAAACCAGTTTGTGAATCAGCCTCATTATTATATGGTCTAAATGTTGTATTTGTAACTGTCACACCATAACTACTTCCACCATTTGTTGATGTCTGAAAAGCAAACCAATTATTCCAATCTGCACTAGGGTGTATATTTATAAATTTAAATATGTATTCTTTGTAAGTAGAGTCTATATCTGAAGTAAAACTTATAGTAGAACTAGAACTAGCAGTTTGCTCTGATATTAATACCAAAGCACCCCCAACATCTCCTGCTTCTAACCCATTATTACTAGAGTTAAACTTAAGAGCTTTACTCGCAGTAGGTGTTACATTTAAACTATTAAAGTTGACCTTAGAGATTGCCATGGGTTACTACTTTGGATATTTATCTTTAACTGCCTTAATAGTGGTTTTCCAACCATCTACACCATTGTGATATATGTCATCGAGTTGGTCTTTAATAGACGGATATTCTGCTGCTCTATCTCTTTGATATTTATTATTATCATATTCAGTTTGTAATTCTGCCATTTTAGCTTCTATGTCAGCTTTAGAGATAGGTGTTGTTCCATTTTCCCAAACAATAGTATCTATATCATCTGCACTAACAGATACTTGTGCATTTGGATTAATTTTTAATATTGCTTTTATTACTTTGTCATTCATAATTTTATCCTGCTATTTCAAATGCTGTTATTGAACCTTTAGCATCACTTTCGTTTAAGGCTCCAGTTCCACCAGATACTCTAAAAAAAACCTGATACGTAAGTTGTGATGTGCTACTAGGAGAATCTAATACACTTATCGCTAAAGGAACTCCGTCATCCCCACCACCACCTGAATACATATTTGTTAATCCTTTATCAGAACCTGATCCTAAATCTGTGCTATCTCTTTTTATTGTTGCAAAAGTATATTTAGAAGCAGTATTATTATAAATATTTCCTGTAGCCATAACAAAAATTTTATTAGAAGTTGAACTTGGTGTTATATCAACTGACATTGTATTTGAACCAGTTACAAAGGATGTTGAAGTTGTTGTTCTGCCTGTACTATCTGTAGCAGTAACAACTTGCAAAACTTTTCCAAGTGATGCAGATATTTTAGCAGCACTTACAGCATTGTCAGAAATCATTGCTGTTGAAATACTATTAGTTGCAGGCGTTACAGTTTGCAATGCTCTTCCTAAAAATACACAGTACATCGTATCTGTCGAAGCTGTAGCCGCAGATAGTGTTAATGCTGTACCTGTAGCAGTATATGCTTTACCAGATCCAGGTTGTTGTCTTACGTTGTTAATAAATAACGCTATCTCATTTTCATTTGTTACTGCATGATCTAGAGTATAGGAGGTAGTTGCACTCGTAGAAAACTCTTGAGTAGCAAATGA